CAAGTAATACGCGATTTCTTTGAATTGCGTTGTCCGATGTGTAACGACCAATCACCTGAAGCTATAGATTGCTGGGATAAAACTAGATTTTATCTTGAAGGTGAAGTCCTGCTTGAATGGGACAACCAAATCAAAGACGATAAATGCCCCAAATGCAATAAAACACGTACAGAGCTATTGGCTGGAGGTTTATTCAAGGGGTACGATACGCTACACGCGGTGGTAGGGATGCGTTGTGTTGCGTTAGATACGCGCGTGCGCACAAAAACTGGTTTTATTAAGATTGGTGATTTACTACCGGCCAATCCACAGATCGATGTTTTTAGTAAGATTAATGGTGTTGAAGTTTACGGCGAACACGGCTGGGAACCTGCATCTGATGTATACTATGCAGGACAAATTGACTCAGTGCATACAACATTTAGCAACGGCATGGAGCTTATTAGCAGTAAGGTACATCCGTTATATGGTTGTCACAATGGCAAATGGGGATGGCATAAGATAAGTAGGTATGTTGCTGGCGACTATATAGAAGCAAGACTTGGCGAATGGCCAATTGGATCAATAGAGTTCACACAAGAAGTAAAAAATAAGATACTGTTGGCAGAAAAACGTAAAAATTACGAATGCAATTTTATTTTGCCAACACAGTGGTCACCTGAATTAGCGTCTATACTTGGATATTTAATATCTGAGGGTTCTGTTACATATGAATACATATGCAAATTTACAAACGGCGATCAGTGTACGTTAGATCATTTTTCAAGTCTGTGCAAAGCCGTGTTTGATAAGCATGCTGTGTTATATAAAGATATTACTGTTGAGTTAGCTGGTGCTGCAATACGTGACACATTAGCAGCATTGGGGCTTTGTTTTAATACGGCACACGACAAAAGCGTTCCGTCTGAATTATGGGCAGCACCAGAAGATTGTGTGACAGCATTTTTGAGAGCGTATTTTGAAGGCGACGGCACAGCTGCCGTAGAAAAGAATAATCGTGGCAGGCAGCACGCTAAACCAGCTGTGGCTTGCTATACAGTATCTAAACGATTGGCATTAGATATACAACAGTTACTGTGGAATCTTGGTATTGATGCTAGTATATCAGCTACTAAGTCGCGTCGGTTTGGTAGCAAAGGTGAAAAATTTAAGCACGATGCATACTCAGTAAGACTATATGGAAATAACATAAAAATATATTCAGACAAAATAGGTTTTAATTCAGATAGGAAAAAGACTGCTTTGCAGAAATGTGTCAGTGTAATTAATGGCACAAAGTGCAATGAGCACTTTATACCGTGTGTTGCAGATATAGCAACTGATGTGTTAATAAGCAATTCTGTTACGCCACCTGTATTTAGAAGTTTATATGGATTATTATCAAACAGATATAAATCCATATCATATTCTAAGCTGCGTGCGCTTAATGCGGACATCAGTTATTCGAATAATACATTAAATAGATTGTTGCGTCCAGAATCAAGATTTATAAAGATTAAATCAATAGAAAACGGTCCATCAGTACCAATGGCAGATCTTCATGTTCCAGGTACACATTCGTTTGTGGCAGATTCGATACTTAATCATAATTCCGGAAAGACCGCCACGTCATCAATGATTGCAACGTACATAGAACATCGCATAATAACTATGCATCACGCCACAAAGGGCGGCATTGCGCGAGTATTCCAACAGTTGCCGAATCAGGCATTTGAAATGGCATTCGTTGCATCATCTGACGTACAGTCGCAGGACACTGTTTGGGCACACTTCATAGGTAGACGCAGACAGTCTCCGTGGTTGCAACGGTACATACAATGGTTAAAACACTGTGAAAAGTCAACGCCACTAATGTCTGGTGTAAAGATAATAGAATATGTTGAGAAAGAAAAAGAGATAGACAACGCGCATTTAAATCTTACAATGATTAGTCTGAACTCTAACTGCTTTGTGGGCACAACCCATGTTATACTACCTGGAAATACTTGGAAAATACTTAAATCATTACAAGTTGGCGATGAAGTTGTTGATAAAGACGGTAATACACAGGTAGTTGAAGCTATTATTAAAGAGCCTGCTCCGCCGTTTATGATGCAGGTGATCACATCAACAGGCATCAAGTTTATTGTAACAGGTAATCACGCGTTTCCAGTTGTTCCAGGAAATACGTTTAGACCGAATAAGAACGCCATTGTACGCACTATGGCGTGTGACATAAAGGTTGGCGACTATTTATTAAAGCCAACTTCGTTATATAAGCACACCATTGGACTTGAAGGCGTATATCAAGATAAAGATTATGCTTACATACCGGTAGAGAAAATATCTGTAATACGTTCTTCGTGTGAATACGTCTATAACCTTACTGTGTCAAACGACCATTCGTATTTGGTACAAAGCGGCATAGCAACTTACAATAGCTCTGGTATGGCAGGTCGTACTCGTATTTCAGCAATCATCGACGAACTTTCTCGTTTTCAGATATCAGACTCGCGCTTGTCAGCCGATGAAGCGTATCGCGTTCTTGAAAACTCTTTGCTTACCGTTCGTTCTGCTGCTAAACGCTTACATTTACCGCAATATTTTGGGTCGATGGTTTCTATTTCGTCTCCCATTTCTGCCGAAGATAAGTCAATGCGTTTGCTTAAACAAGCCGGTGAGCTTAAGCACATGTTGGCTTATCACTACCCAACTTGGCAGTTTAATCCGTTTGAGCCACGTGAGAACTTTGATGAATATTACATCAAAGATCCTCTTGGATCCGAGCGCGACTTTGGCGCTAATCCGCCTGCTGCTTCAAACCCGCTAATAGACGACCCAGATAGGTTTAGAAAAGCAGCTATAGACGTAAATCTATCTCCAACGATTGAACTAAACTATTACGATAAACCAGATAAAGTTGGTAACCTATATAAGGCAGCGCAGATAAAAGAAGCCCAGCTGCGTATAAACTACGACTGCTCTATTGTGTTTGATGCAGGTCTTACGTTCGACACATTCGCTGGTGCGGCTGCGCACGGTGAATGGATGGACATGCCGGGTATGGATGATCCAGTTTGGGTTACAGTGTTTGATTGGGTTTTGCGCGTCGTGCCACAAGTACACCCAACGCGCAAGGACGTTTGGTTTGAGTCGGTTATAGACATTATACAGATACTGAGGCAAAAGCATCGCATATTGCAAGTTGAGTTTGACCGTTGGAACTCAGCACAGCTTGTACAGTCTATTCGTGAAATGGGCATAATGGCGAATCAGAAAGGCACTACTGTACAAGACTTCTTGAAGTTTGTTGCTGACGCCTATACTTCAAAAGTGCGCATGCTACCACCAGATCAAGACATGCAGCACACTTCACCTGAATACTTATCTGGTATTTGCGCTTCATATTATGAGCTTGAGCGTCTTGAAAGGTCACCAGATTTGAGACGCGTATTTAACCCAAATAAAGGTCAGCGTCGAGGCTGGAACTCTGACGACGTAGCGCAGTGCATAGTACACTGCCATAGGCTTGTGCAAGAGCAAGTCTCTGGTGCACATACTGGATCCATAAGATCTATACAGACCGTAATGAAGAATGAACAGGCTAGTGGGGCTATGTGGGGCACCAATAACTCGGGTCGGATATTTCATCCGACATCCGGAACTAGACGATGGTAAATTTGTAACTATTTCATATGTCTAGATTATACCCAAGACTACTTGCAAAAAAGCGCCTGCATAGGCTTGTGCATAAGATATCTGAAACGGCCATAAATCCAGGTGGCGAAGCTAGAGAGACAAAGCAGCCAGTTGTTGCTCCGCCCGGTGCCCCAGGCGACTTTGCTGCCACAGAAAAAGATAACGTAGGTACATCTGAAGGCCACACGCCTATTGAAATAACTGCATTTGGAGATCCGTCAGGATCAATAGGTGATGCAGATGCACATAGAGCGGAACCAACTGGTACTGGTTTGTCTGAATCAACTGATGCAATGGATAGTCGTCACAATGTTGTTGTTGATAAAATGAATGGAATAGAGAAAGATTCATTTATTATAAAGATGTCTGATGATTGCTTAGATGAAGGATTTGCTAGTAAAGAAGAGCATGTTGATGATAAGTATAGAGATTCTGTTGTAAAAGGTGCAAATCTAGATCCTTACGTTGTAGGTCGTAAGTATTCTTACTCAGAATTGTTACCTGATCATAAGCACGAAGTTGACATAAATAAGCGACTTGGTTCAAACAGATCAGAGTTTTATTGGTTGCGTACGTCTATGTCCACTGACGATCTAATAGAAGAATCTCGTCAGTGGTACGATAAGAATGTTAATGTGAAATGGTCACACAAAGATACAGATAAAGTATACAAACTTGCCGATAGGTTTATAAATGCTGCTACGTGTCGTCCGCTTCTTGTATCACCACCCGGTGAAGAGAATGGTGGTCTTTGGGAAGGTTATCATAGGCTTCATGCGTCGGCGTTGATGGCCATAGATAAAGTGCCAGTGCTTATGGCAATCAATTTACGTGATGACGATTGGTATACAAAAGTGGCTCAATTTGATAATGAACCTTGGATTTGTGTCGATTTCGATGGCACCATAGCCAGAACAAACGAAGACGACAGTGACGGCGAAATAACTGGTGAGATTATCCCAGGTGTACAAGATGTCTTGCAAAAACTGATAGATAAAGGCTATAGGGTATCTATCTACAGCGCCAGAGCGTCGTCTGATGACTCAAACTGGGAAAGTAAGCTTGAAGATTTCCTAGACGCCAACGACATACCGTATACAGATATACATCGCGGACCAAAGCCTCCAGCCGATGCGTTCGTAGACAATAAGGCGTTGCATTTTGATGGTGATTGGTCAGGCAACATCATTCATGAAATAGATGAAATGGTGCATGAAGCAAAGATTGATCGTATAATCAATGCTAAAGGTATTGGTTCTGACGATATGGAAGCCAATGATTCCACAGGTAGAATATCTGAATCTGATGGGTCAGATTCAAAGTCGCCAGTTGGTGGTATGGGAATAACAGCTTCTGAAGATGAAGGCATTTGCGTTGATTGTGGCATTGGTAATCACCAGTTTTGTCATGATAAAAATTGTGAGTGCACCAATAGAGATCAGCACAGGCACGTAACTCGGAAAGACATTAGTAAATTGAAGGGCAGATTGAACATTGAAGAAGTATGGCTTGCAATAGGTGGTAGACCAAAGGAAGACGAATGATAGCCAAGAAGCCAACACCAGCAGACACTAATCCGCATGGGTTGACGCCAAACCAAATAAAAAGTATCAACGCAAGGCTTAATAAGTTTGATGCTAAGATAGTAACCCCAAATACGACTACGAGCAAGAAGGCTCTATTCGAACCTGATATGCCTACCGGTGCTGCTTGGTCTAAGAGTGCGCAGAATTATCAGTCTCCAGCCAGCGGTAAGACATATTTTACGCAGCAGCAGCCTTATGCACCCGAAGTAGCGACACCTGATAGACAGAATTACCCGATCCATCGTGTTCTCGCCAATCGCTATTGGCGTCTGTTTTACAAACTTGACCCACTGGTCGGTAACATCATCGACATGATGGGTGACTTGCCGTGGTCACGGTTTCGTCTTAATGGTCCAGGCGTAGACGGTTCAGTTCTTCGCACAATGGAAACGATGTGTGAAGAATCGAATCTGCTGGGTATGCTACCGGCAATGGTGCGTGAGTTCCTAGTTCTGGGCGAGTGTGTGCCGCACCTCTTGTTCTCGGAGGACAAAGGCTATTGGACGCACATAGCTCTTCATAACCCAGATCAGATTGAAGTGGTTGACGCTCCATTTATAAAGATGGAGCCGGTGCTACAGTTTGTGCCCGATGATAGATTGCGCGAAGTTGTAAACAGCAACGATCCGTTGTTGGCGCACATTCGTGAGAAAATGCCGCCGCAGATGCTTTCGCAGCTTCAGTCTCGGCAGAATATACCACTATCACCAATAAATGCTACGTTTATTCCACGTAAGATGCATCCGTACGATATACGTGGAACTTCTATCATGTCTCGTTTATGGCGCATCTTTAACTATGAAGATGCTGTATATAATACATCTATACAGGTAGCTCGTAGGTCTGCCCATCCCATTAAGGTTTGTAAGCTCGGTAACCCAACCACTGGTTGGATTCCTGGGCCTGAGCATGAGGCCAAGCTGCTTCAGTTGCTTGCTCAGGCAGAGCTTGATCCGCTTGCGTTTATTATAACGCACTATGGCGTAAACTTTGAGATGATTGGCGCTTCAGAACGCGCCATGAGTATCACCAAAGAGCTTGAAACTATAGACCGTGTTAAGCTAATGGCACTCGGCGTAAATAAAGGCTTCTTGTTTGGTGAAGTTACCTACGCTAACGCAGCTACCGGTCTACAGGTATTTTTGCAGCGCCTTAAGGCACTTCGTATGTATTTTGAGCAGAAGTGGCTACTACCAAAGTTCTTCCGTGTCATTTCAGAGATCAACGGCTGGGTGCGGTCTACCCCGGCTGAGGTGTCTCATCATTTCCGAGTAAAGCGCTCTCAACGTGAAATGATTGAGCAGGAACGCTATATTATCCCAAATGTTATTTGGGATAAGAGTCTTGATCCTGCTGTTGACGCAAACCTCATCAATGCAATGCAAACTCTTGAGCAGTTGGGCGTTAAGTTTTCTAAGACGACCAAAATGGCCACTATCGGCATGTCGTTCGAAGAAGAAGCGCACAAGGTTGCTGAAGAGAGAGAGTATGAAAAACAATTCCTCCCGAAAGTCCAGCCAGAGCAACAAGAAGGTGCGCCTGCAGGTGGTGCCCCCGGTGGCGGTGGTGGCATGGCACCAGAAGGCCCGCCACCGGACGCGGCTGGCGGCGGTGGTGGCGACGAAATGGGTGGCCCACCACCTAGTGACGCTGGCGGTGCTCCTCCATCTGGCGAAGCACCAGCTGGTCCACCACCTCCTGGGATGGAGGCGGGGGCGTCGCTCAAAACGGCTACCAAGCAAAAGCAACCAAGTAAAGGTAAAACAATAGAGAAGGATGCTGGACCGAAGCCGTCAAAGTCCAAGCATGAAAATCTTAAATCGTCTATATGGATAGATGAAAAATTCGGCAATTGGACATCCGATGAAGTATCAGAGCTTGCAAGCATATTTAGTGGCGAAGACTCACGTGAAGAACCGTGGGCACCAATGATGGCAGATAAGAATATGCAGACTGCCATGAAAGGTGAAGACGCTAACGATAAGTGGAAAGTAGTAACCAAGTTTCTTGAAGAGTCTGGATATCCAGATTCAGACATAGAAGAATTGCAACATATATTGACAAAAGAAGAAATTCTTGATAATGATAATGGTGAAGCCGCATTTAGCGAGCTTGAAGGTCTTATTACTGCGCCATCGGAGTCTGATGTTAACATGTTCGTTGGCGCGGATGCCGAGTCGCCACGCATGAATGACAAGATCAGTTCAGATCTGACTGAACGTATGGCCAGTATCCGTAGCAAGGAAAGAAAGCGCAGAACCGGTAAGAATAAATAGTTGCTATTTATGTTTTAGTATCCTATTATTTTTACAAGTTAAACTATAGGTGTGTCATATGGGATTTACAAAAACAGGCGCAGGAGAGAGTCTCGGAATTGTTGAACCGAAGCCTGCATCTGTAACTGAAGAAGTAGAACCTAAGCCGAAGCCCAAGCTGACGATTGTTAAGGACGAAACTACTAAATAAATGGCTTTCATTAAGTTTGCAAAAACTGAGCGGCTTGGATTTTGGGAAGCCGACATGCGTATTGTGAAGACTGCTGCTACGGCAAGTCAGTCTTCGCATTTTGCAAATGGTGGTGTGTTGTCAGCTATCGATATAAAGGCTGCACTAACTCAAGTAGCCGATAAATACAAAATTTCTAATAATCCATCAGATTATATTTATGAAGCCGTTCGTGCCGTTACTGCTGGTGTACCTAATGAGAACGGCGACGCATTTAGCAAGAACGAGCTTCTTAGATACGATCACAATTTAAAGAAGCCAGTTTATCAAACATTTCAGCTAGTGCCGCATTTTGTTAATCACCAAAGCAGCAAGCTTGAAGCTGCTCGTGGCGTTATTCTAGACGCTTATTATAACGACACATCAAAGCCGTTTGATTCTTGCAATGCATGCGGTTATAGAACCGCACAGGTTGAAGATCGTGATGCTACCGGTCTTTATTGCAAGAAGTGCGGAGCCATAGCTAAAGACGAGTTTGTTGAAATACTTATAGCTACAGACTCCAAGAAAGATCCGCACTTTGCAAACGGCGTCCGTACTGGCGTGCTTAACGCTACAAGTATGGGTTGCTTCGTTCCAGGTACGTTGGTCACAATGGCCAATGGAACGAAGAAAGAAATACAGTTAATTGCACCTGGAGACAAAGTAGTTACACACACTGGTGCTATTGCTGAAGTAGAAGATACATCTGAGCATCCGTGCAATGGTGAAATAGTTGAATTGACCGTATCTGGTGTACCGGCCAATATCCAAGCCACACAGAATCATGAACTATGGGTTGTAAATCCAGAAACCGGTACTGGTCAGTGGATTGAAGCTGGCAATGTGAAGCCTGGGCAGTATATGTTGTCGCCAAGGCTATCTGACGAATCGATCGTTGAAGAGAGTAAATCATTTGCCAGACTAGCTGGCTGGTTTGCCGCAGAGGGCAATTTTATCAAGGCCTACGACGGGCCGCACACGGGTAAAATTGTTGGTTTAGAGTTCTCTCTTGGCATAACCGAACGTAATTATGCAGAAGAGATAGCTAAACTTTTATCTGATCTCGGTGCGGACCCAGGAATTTACGAACGTAAGTCACGTAATTTATTGGTGGTAAAAGCATATCGATGCATTGACCTTGCTAATAAGATGTTCGCTGTAACCGGTCAGCATGCACACAATAAGATCCTGTCGTCTGATGTGCTACATTGGAATAAAGAAAATCAATTAGCATTTATTGGTGCATTTATTGATGGTGATGGAACCGTAATCAATAAATCAGCATACAAAGACGCCGATGGTAAAAACCATGCGCAACACAAGTGGACTTCCGTAACGACAGTTAGTCACGATTTATGTTCTCAACTTACACAGATGTTGGTTAACCTTGGTATTCCACATCGTATAAATGTTAGGAACAACGTTTCTGGATGGGGATCTGAGCGCCCAGCATATTATATAACGGTTGCTGGGTCACATCAACAAAAGTTGGCCAGTGTTAGCAATAAAGTAACAACAGTTGGTTTCCCAACTGGTCAAAGCAATAGTCACAGCGTAGCAAACGATAAAGGTATTCTACGCAAGATTACCGGTGTAAACCTTGTGTCATACGAAGGACCGGTATATAACTTTGGTGTGAAACACGAAGACCATTCTTACGTAGCAGGTGGTCTTGCTGTTCACAATTGCAGCTGCATATCTACTACGTGCAACGTTTGTAATAACGTAGCACATACGAAGCAACAGTTTTGCCGTCACATTAGATCAAATAAGAAGAAGATGTTCCAGACGGCCAACGGCGAACGCCAAGCTTTTGAATGGTGCAACGATGTCATCTTTACTGAAGATAGTCGCGTCGATCAGCCAGCAGATCCTACTGCGCTGCAGCGCGAAATACTTCAGTTATCTGCTTCTATTGAAGAACATAAGAAAGTAGCCCAGACTCTACACAACGAGTCTGAAATACTTATACTAACTAAACGAATGAACGACCTCAAGGCTGAGGTTGATGCCTTAAATAAATCAGCGCAAAAACACAGCGTTGGCGACGGTACACCCATAGAAGAGCTTACAGAACAAGCTGTGCGTGGCGACGTTGGCGAAGGTGGTAAGGCTGACCCGCCAACAGATGCAGAAGTCGGTTTTCTAAACATAGAGAAAGCTCCGAATTCAGGCACTTCTGGTGGTGCTGGACCGACTTCTGGCGACACAGGTATAACCGGTGATTCAATAGGCTCCGGTAAAGCTGCATTCCTAATTGATAATGACATGTTAAACGAAATGGCGACCTCCGTATGGCGGTCTGCTACCACTGGTGACTACAAGGGTGAGCCAATGAGCTTTAAATTCAAGACCGCGTATGATGGCATTTCTGCGGCAGTAACCACCAAGGGTAACTGCCGCGTATACACCAAAACCGGTACGCTATTCGTAGTGCGACCGGACTTTGACGTATCTACGCGCGAAGCCAAGATGGATTTCGCTAAGACGGTACTAGCGTCTGTGGCTGAACATGGTCTTATCCCGACCATGAATTCATTTAATGTGCTTCACGGGCCAAAGCTCGCCTCTATTCTATCGAACGGCCTGCGCGATCTCGGTGGTGAGATGCCGAAGGGCGACAAAGGCATTTCAGAAGGCGGCAACGAGACGTTTTCTGATAAAGAGCGTAAATTCTGGCATCCAGATAGCCAGCAGGATAAGGTAGAAGTAAATCATACCGAAAAGCCAAAAGCTCACAATAAGAGCATGACCGAGAAGCACACTACCGACATCGCCGGTACGGACACCGATAAGCCAGAAGACAGCGTTACGTCTAACGAGAGCGCTACCGGATCTGAGCATAACAAGGGCAAGAAGTTTAACGTTGGTAGCGATACTGCTATCGACAGCCATGAAGTAAACCACAAGGGCGCTGCCAAGTCTGGCAAGAAGACCGCTCAGGCTATGCCGCCTGATGCCGGTATTCCTCCTGCTCCAGGCTCACCGGGTGCAGAAGCGCCGCCTCCTGATGCCGGTATGCCCGGTGACGTTGGCGACATGGGCGCTATGCCTCCTCCTGGTGCCGATGCCGGTAAGAAGTTCCTTATCGTTGAGCTTTCTGGCGAAGGTGATGACGTTAAGGCTGTTGGCGAGCCAGCTACTATTACTTCTCCAGAAGACACCTCTGCTCTTGAGCAGATGGTTTCTGGCCAGAACGCGGGTCTTACTGACGTACCGGACTCTGGCGCTACCCCGGCAGATGACGAGCTTGCCATGGAGGCAGCTTCAGCTTCACGCGCTGCACCGTCTGCTTCCAAAGAAGCGTCAACCGGCACACCGCCTGCTCCGTCTGCTCCGTCTGCTAGCAAGGCTCCTCCTGCTCCTGCTGGTAAGGCCGCTGCCATCAAGAAGGACGAGTCTACTTCTAAGAAAGCGTGCGAATGCGGTAAGCCTGGGTGCAAAGATTGCGGTACGAGAAAGGCTTCGACTCAGTATGAGTCACGTCTCTCTCGCCTGTATAAGAATCGTCTGGCCGCTGTTAAGTCAGAGTTTGAGAAGCGTGAAGCGTCAACTGTCGATGTTGTTGCTTCAACGTTCAAGCGCGCTCTCAAGCTAGCCGCTGCCCGTCAGCAGCTAAACCTTGAAATGTCGCCTATCAAGGCGGCGTTTGCTGAGACTCTGATGTCAAATCAGGATCTTGGTAATAATGAAGTTTATCCAGGCATGGATGAGCGGCTCGCTGTTCAGCTTACCGAACAGGCCACTGCGTCAGGTATGGACGAATTCATTGACAAGCTCATCACCCGTGCTGCGGAGCTTTCACGTCTACCCAAGGAAGCGTTTGAAGCTATGGACGCTGATGTGAAGAATCTACAGCCTGTCCTACCACCCATCACTGCTTCAGCCAAGGACATAAGCTCTGGAGCTAAGCGTGAAGCGGCTTCTAGTGGCAATTTTGCCATTCCAGCTACTCCACACGAGGAGTTTATCCCACATGGCGGTCGTTCACTTCTGAAGTCTGCGCTTGGTCGTACTACCGTTGGCGTACAGCGTAGTCGCGTTACCGGTAGCAATTAATAAAAGTTACTACAAGGTGATTTTTCGATAAACATTTTTGTAGGCACACGCTGCCACAAATTTTAGGAGGCAATACAAATGGGCTCACTCACTGGTAATCCAAACGCTATCGCGGCTTTCAACGGCCAGACGTATCCGAACGGTCTAGATCTTACTCGTTGCCAGATCAACAACGAGCTTGGTATCTGGTCTGCGGATCCGGCTGCTACCTTCCTACAGGGCATGCTTGTAGACAAGGGCGCGAACGGCATCACTGTTGGTACTGCTACCAACGTTCTCGGCATCGCTAAGTGGAACAAGACCAACCAGCTTTACGCGACTGTTGTCGATGAGCCGGTTACCACTGGCATTGCCGCTTCAGTTTCTTCGCTCAAGTTCGCGAACGTTTCAAACGTTTCAGTTCGTGCAACTACCGGCCTCAGCGGTTCCGTTATTGCCGCCGCCAGCAACTATACGCTAAGCGCTACCAACGGTACGCTTACTGTTATCTCAGCTGGTGCGCTGGTTTCAACAACTGTTTATGTAACCTATACATATCAGGTTACCTCAGCCCAGCTTGATTTCCAGGGTCGCAACTTCTGGAACTTCACTGACGACGTGACGATTCAGTCGAACGCGATCACCGTTATCACCGGTCCGGCGATGATCTTCACCACCCAGTATGACACTTCGCAGAACTACACCATGACCGGTGCGACTGCGAACGTCTATGCTGGTGCCACCGGCCTGTTCACGTCAGCGTCTGCTGGCGCGCTCTGGCTAGGACAGGTTGTCCAGGTTCCGTCAGCTACCGACCCGTACCTTGGCATTATGTACACTGGTCCAGTTGCGGCTATCAGCTAATCTGGCCAACTAACCTTTATCTATAGGAAACTACTATCATGACCACACGAAATCCTTACCGCCAGATTAAGACTGCAGGCGCTGCCCCGGCCTCAGTTAAGCCAGCCGAGACTCCTCGTAAGACGGTCCTAGCTTCCAAGCAGGACGAGCAGCTTCACGACGAGTCCGGTGCGTTTAACCCCAAGTCTTACGGCGGTTTTCGCGATGACGTTCAGGCCGCTGTTGGTAACAAGTCAGCGCGTATGTTCGATAAGAAGGGCGAACTAAACGCTTACGACCGCAAGGACGCGCTTCAGCAGATCGCGTATCTTCTGCAGTCAGTTACCAATAAGGCTTCACCTGGAGCTTTCTCAAAGTCGGCTTCAACCGACTCTGACATGAAGCCAGACGAGCGCCGCAAGGTTCTCGCGGCTGCTCTCCAGGACCCGACCCAGGAAGGCTTCGCGATTGTTGGGCAGGAGCTTCTCCTCCCCATCAAGGACATCATCGACTACGAGGGCTGGGCGCGTAAGTTCTTCCGCGTGCGGCCACTCGCTCAGGGCGAACTCTTCCGCATTGCCAAGGACGTTCGTGCTACCGCCTGGGTTGTTGGCCAGGACGGTCAGTCACTAGAGTCCCGGCTCTACGGTAAGTATGTTACCCCGTCAGAGTTCAAGATCACCTCGTTCCCCACCGTGGACATCGAAGACATCTACCAGATGAACTTCGATGTTCTCGACCGCGCGCAGGACACCGCCCGCCAGGAGATCGAGCTTGAAGAGGACAAGCGCGCGCTTGCCATCATGAACCGCGCCGCTCTCACCGTCAACTCACCCACTATCTTCAGCACCCTCGGTGTTGCGGCGTTTGAAGATATCCGGTACCAGATCGAGCGTCACCGTCTGGTTTGTGAGAAGTTCGCCATCAACCGTCGCCAGCTTTCCGACCTCATCAAGACTGCGGTTGGTTATGGCTCCCCTGGCCAGCACGTTGACCCAGTTACCGAGCGTGAGCTTATCCTCGCCGGTTACGTTGGCAACGTTCTCAACTGCCAGATCATCACCTGCGCCGGTACCGGCGTCCAGGAAGTCGTTCCTGCCGGAACTGTTTACGCGACCACTGGCCCAGAGTACATGGGCGAGATGGGCATCCGAGTTGAACTCTTCTCGGAACCGTATAACATGTTCTCACAGCGACGTACCGTCAAGGGATGGGCTTTCATGGAAATGTTGGGATTTGTGATTCCAAATGCAAGAAGCGTCGCTATTGGTCACACCTAATCCTGCAAGCTAATTAATGCAGGTCCTCTGAGCCCGCGAAAGCGGGCTCAGTTGTATTTGAATAATTAATCAAGCCGAATTAACGTCGTATTGTAAAAGTATGGCACAATTTCCATTGACAATTGAACAGTTTAAAGATCTGCACTTTACACAAAAGCTTTCATTATCAGAAATAGCAAGGAGGTACGGTATAAAGGTAGCGTGGATTTCGGTATGGTGTAAACGTAATGACATTATATCACATACAAAACCAACGGCTAAAAAAGACATTTCAGATAAAGATTTTTGTGACGCTGTGTCTTCCGGTTTATCTCATGATCAATTGGCTACTAAATTTTGTATATCGCCTGCTCTTGTGTACACAAAACTAAAACAATATAACATTAAAACCAATAAGGCAATAAAGAAAGAATGGAGCATTAAGCCAGAAGTAACTAAAGAACATAAACCACAAAGTACAGAGAGTAGAAGATTAAATGCGCTAGAGTTCTGGCAAAATCAAGAAAATAGACTTGTTGCGTCAGAAACGATGAGACTAAAGTGGTTAGATCCATCGTATAGAGAGCGTGTCTCTAAAACTATATCCGATAAATATAAAGATCCAGAATTCCGTAAGAAAACGTCTGAAGCAATCGCGCGCAAATGGCAAGATCCAGAATATAGAGCAAAAGTAATATCTGCACATAAATTATTGCATACGAATTCAGAATATGCGAAGACGCATACTGAACGATCTAAAGTATTATGGCGAGACGACGATTTTAAATCAAAAATGGCAGAAATATGCGCGAATCCAGAATATAGAAAGTTATTGTCGCAACGTACTACGCTAGCTTTAGCTGCAACAGACACAAGATCTAAGATGGCCGTTGCTCG